CCTTCTTGTGTATGGGTTCGCTCTTCCCTTGAAAATTTTTATTGGACTAACTGCTATGCCTTTGCTCTCGCTAGTGAAGCGCACTACAGGTATGGTTCAGTACATAAAAGTTATACAATGCTACAAAATCTTCCCGAGCCTAAGAATATGGAAGACCATGGATTCACTCAATTTGCTCTTGCAATGACTGAAGAGTTGAAAGATGATAGTGACCCGATACAAGCCTACCGTAACTTTTATATGTTAGATAAGGCAACTTTTGCTGAGTGGAAGCACCGAGATAAGCCCGACTGGTGGGACGAAGACTTAGCCGACTATGAGAACAGGATTAGTAGAATATGAAAATTTGGTATGAACACTATAAAACAAAAGAAAAACTTTATGTAGACGGCCAAGTTATCTATGGAGAGTCTAACGACTCCGACAGAATTGTTGTAAAATTAGAGGATGGGAGCTATGAAGACATTATTAAATCCACTATTATTGAAACGAGGCCGTAGTGGAGAATCCAGGTCTTCTCATAGGAATTTTATGTGTAATGGCGTGTCCCATGGTATTTGGGGCCATTACTTTACTTTATTCAATAAAACATTCAGGACACCACAATGAGTAGCGTAAAACTAGTAGGAATGACAAAGCCGAGCGCCTCGACAGGCTGCAATACGGCTGAAGAGCTCGTAGCATATGCTGCACGAGTAAGTAACCCAGACAACCAAAACCATGCCGAAAGCGCCCCGCGATTGCTGCGATACCTTATCAAGCATGGACATTGGAGTCCTTTCGAAATGGTTAATATTACTATGGAAATAGTAACAACCAGAGATATTGCACGACAAATTCTTCGACACCGTAGTTTCTCTTTTCAAGAGTTTAGCCAGCGATATGCCGTTGTAGAAGACTTTCATTATCGTGAGGCCCGTCTTCAAGATCCAAAGAATCGTCAAAATAGCATTGAGCTAGACGATAGCGAAGACTTTGGTAAGGGCGGTAATAAGACTCAACATGAGCGTCTATACGAAGACTGGAATATGCGACAGGCAAGAGTTTTAGACGCCTCAAAGAAGGCATATCAGTGGGCACTACAAAATGGAATTGCAAAAGAGCAAGCTCGTGCGGTTTTGCCTGAAGGAAATACAGTCTCTACTCTTTATATGGCTGGCAACCTGCGTTCGTGGATTCACTATTGTGAATTGCGGCGGGGTCACGGCACTCAAAAAGAGCACATGGTTGTAGCTGACCAATGCTGGGATATAATTGCACAACACTTCCCTGATGTAGCTGAGGCTATGGAATGAAAAAAGATTTTAAACATGATCCAGTAAATAGTCCTTTACATTACAAGCGTGAGGGTGTAGAATGTATTGATGCGATGAAACAAACAACGTCGCCAGAAGGATTTGCAGAATATTGCCGCCTCAACGCATTCAAATATATCTGGAGAGCGAATAGTAAAGACAGCAAAGAACAAGATACTAGGAAAGCTATTTGGTATCTACGAATGTCCATAGGAGATGACCCGCGTGAGTAAAGGCAGTAGACGGCGAAAAACAGAAATAGAACGTAAAGTATTTGAGGATAATTGGGATAGAATTTATGGCAAGGTTAAAAAAGAAGGATCACGAGAACTTAACAGAGTCAAATATACAGAAAGTAATCGGATTGCTGAACGACAAAACTCCGATTTCCAAGAAGGTTGCCTGCGATATGCTAAATATAGCATACAATACAACCCGCCTCCAGAGAATAATAGATGATTACCAAGATAAAGTTAGCTATCGCCAACTTCGTAAAAGCCAAAATCGAGGACGAGGAGCGACAAGCGCAGAAATTACTGAAGCAGTTGAACGATTCCTCGTCGGAGAGTCTATCGCAGAAATCGCAAAAGGACTCTACAGGTCAGCAGGATTCGTCCGAGCAATCATCGAACGAGTAGGTGTCCCTCAGAAGGAAGATATTCTTCTACCAGAAGAGTGTTGTGCAGAAGACTTCTCTCCTGGAGAACTTGTGTGGTCGAGCGTATACAAAGCTCCCGCAATAGTAGAGCATGAGATGTCTATAGACCATCAAGCAGAGCGCGCAGGATTCCTTGATGTTGACTATGAAAAGAAGTATAGCAGCAAATGTTATGCAATATGGGTGCTTGTAGAGCACGACGAAGAAAAAGAAGATGTATGGGCCCGTGTAAAAACAGGGGGTTTCAATGCTTATTCTCTTGCCTATGATCTTGGAAAGCTCGAACACCTAAAAGAGTATGGTGTTAAATTTAGGGCAGCCTAAATATTTCTTGACATTTTGTACTGAATGTACTATAATATAAGAATATTAAATAGAGGAGCATTCATGCAACACGAGCTAAACAAGACCTATCACTTTAACATTCCCACCGAAAATCTTCGTTTTGGAGATTTGTCGGGGGAAGAATGCGTGGAGCTTTTTCGAGACGGTAGAGTAGCGGCTCCTTTCTTTGAGCGACAGATTCCGAAGTGGTTTCCTGCACTGACTTTTGTAGACAAAAAAGGATATGACCACGTAGACCTCGATGGCCGTTGCTATGATGCAAAAGGATTTACTAACGGCGGATGTAAGTTTATGCCGAGTCGAATGTTAGGGGTTGGCAGAACCTTTGACAAGGAGGAAGCACAGGAACACGCCGAAGAGCTTATTTATATTATTCACGAGATTATCGACTTCCCTAAAGTTCGAGTTATTTTTAAAAGAGGATCAGACTTAGTAAAAGATTTTCCTAAGTGCAGTATTCCAAAAGGTAAAAGAGAGGTTCTTTTTGCAGAGTAAAGATTTAGATAAGTTTTATACCAATGATGCTATTGCTGAAGTCTGTGCAACTACGTTCTATAAGTATGTTGACAAAGGCTCGCCTGTAGTAGAACCTTCTGCGGGTGCGGGAGCCTTCGCTCCTTACGTTACAAAGATGTATGATATTATGCCAGAGGGAGACGATATTGAGCAAGCAGACTTCCTGTCTCTTTCTCTAACAGATAAGTATTTCCTCGGAAACCCTCCGTTCGGAAAGAATAGTTCTTTAGCGAAGAAATTTTTCAATCACGCTGCAAAAGGTAGTGGTGTTATCGGGTTTATTCTCCCAAAAACTTTTCGAAAAGTATCTATTCAAAACGCTTTAAACTTGAACTTTCATTTAGTGGAAGACGTAGTTCTGCCCGAAAAAAGTTTTACACTTGACGGAAAACCGTATGCAGTTCCTTGCGTATTCCAGGTATGGAAGTATAGTAGTAAAAAACGAGATAAGGTAGTTCTTCCTACAACACACAATGATTTTGACTTTGTATCTGCGGAAAATGCAGATTTTAGTTTAAGACGAGTAGGGGGAAGCGCAGGCAAAGTAAACGAGCATAATAACTATGCCGCTGCATCCAATTACTTTATTCGAGGAGATGTGAAGGATAGATTCATATCTTTAGAAGAGGACTTTAAGGAAGCTGCAAAAAACACCGCAGGAAATCCAAGTTTATCTAAAGGAGAGTTGATCTATTTATACAGCACTAAATTTGGTCACATACTCAAAAAAACTTCTTGACTTCTTTTGCTTATACAAGTATAATATCTATATTGAAATGAGGACAGTTACAAATGTCTGATAGATTTTACCACGAACAACTACAAGCCACGGGCAACTGCCCTGGCGCAAATCAATCACAAACCAGAAGGAAACGCAAAATGGCATGGACTGACGAGAAGAAGGCTGAAGTTATCGAAGCCTACGAGTCACAAAACCCAACTCCAGAGAACAGCATGGAGATTGTCGCAGAAATCGCTACAGAATTTGAAGAAAGCCCCAACGGGGTCCGCATGGTTCTTACCAAAGCAGGCGTATATGTAAAAAAAGCCCCCGCCTCTGGTGGGACATCAAAAGCGAGTGGAGCAACTAGCACTCGTGTCTCTAAGGCAGCCGCTATCGAATCTCTCTCCGCAGCACTTACTGATGCAGGTCAAGAAGTTGATGAAGAAATCGTCAGCAAGTTGACAGGTAAAGCAGCAATGTATTTTGCTGGAGTTATCGCCGCAGTAAACAGCTAATTCTTGGGGCGCAAGCCCC